TTTTTAATTGCAGGGATGTCATAGCCTATAAGATTGTGACCGATTAGTTTATTTGCAGACGATAACATATCGTAACCTTCTTGCAATTGTGTGTTGTCAAACGTAAATACATCTAAAGTATCTACGTCTTGTGCCACGATACAGTGTATCTTCGTGGGGTCTAAGCCGTCTGCTTCTATATCAAATACTAAGTTACTCATATATTTCACCTGATCTGTTAGCGTAGTAGTCTTTTAGATTTTGCTCTTTCTTTGTATCTTTCCACACATTACTTGGACTGCGAGAATCTTCAAGCATTTCCTCATAGTATTGTTGAAGAAGATCGTGCTGTATTGCGTAACATATTCCTTTTTTTGTGTAGTGCGCCCAATCAAGAATGCCCACAGGTCTAAAGCTTGTTTTAGTTTTAGCTATTACAAAACCGTTAAAGATTCTACCTTTAGAAGTATGAGTTGACTCATATATTAAGTCGGGAGCTATTTTACGTAGTTGTCTAAGCACACTATCAAATGCGTAAGTGCCAGTGGGGAACTTTTTCATATTATATCTCCATCAAACTGAGCCGAATCATAATCATCTAACTCTTTAAGCCGCCCTGTCCTGCTATCATACAGCAAGTGTGAGGCAACTCCAACATCTCCAGTGTATCTAGACTTCAACACTCTGACCTTAGTGGTCGATGCTTCTATTTCATCGTCTGATTGTTGGTTGCGTTCAAGGCTGATAACACAATCACTTAGCTGAGCAATACTCTGGCTACCTCTAAGATGATTAAGCCCTGTCTCTATGCCATTCTCGTGGCCTCTATTGCCCTCTACTCTACGCAAATGAGACACCAGTATCATACCACAGCCTGTCTCCTCTACCATAGTCCTAAGCCGATGCATGATGCCGTCGATAGCTTTACGCTCGTCATTCTCAAGTGTAGACAATACAAGCATATGGAGGTGGTCAACTACAATCCATTTACAATCTAGACCTATAATCATGTAGCGTAGTTTGCTGAAGATGTCTTCTAGGTTGTTGACTCCGTGGTGTGCATGAATCCAAACACGGCCATCGTTCTCACCCATAAAGACTTTCTTAAAGCAGTTATCTAGCTGATCGTCTGTGTACTGAGCCTTGACACTATCAAGATGTAACTTGGCGTTAGCTTCTACTGCCATGATACCTTCAGCAGTACGTGACCAGTTCTCTTCAAGAGCTACAACACCTACATTATCTTCTGTGTTGTTGATCAACCAGTGTTCAATCTCTCTGGTTACTGAAGACTTACCTAGACCTGTACCTCCAGTAAGAGTTACTAGCTCACCTGCTCTGATACCTTCTAGCTTTTTGTTAAGACCAGACCAAGGATAAGGTATAGCTGTTTTCTTTTCTGTTCGTAGCTTTTGATAGGCTTCAAACTGATCGGATAGATTCAACACACCAGAAGGTGTATAGACTTTAGCTTCCCAAAAAGAACTAACGTATGCCGCATGTCTACCTTGGCGCAACATATCGTTGGCATCTTTGTAGTCCACAGGCAGTGTCATTATCTTAGCTTTCTTAGGTGTCAAAAGTTTTGCTACTTCTTGAGCCGCTTCCTTGCCGTGCTTGTCGTTATCAAAGTTGATGATGACAGACTCAAAAGATTCAAGGTACTCAAGGCTGTGCTTAACATCTGACACGCCTCCCTTAGCCCCTGACTTTATAGATACGACAGGCCACTTGCTACCAAGTAACTCGTAAGCGGCCATCGCATCACACTCGCCTTCTACTAATGTTATAAACTTACCACCTGCTTTGAACAGGTTCTCTCCGAACACGCCCACTTCTTTCTGACTACCTTCCCAGAAAAAGTCCTTGTTCTGTTTGCGTATCTTAGTTCCGGCTAACTCATGTCCGTTGTAGTAAGGGTAGTGGTGCTGATCAATCTTGCCGTCAGCAGTTTTAGTTGACTTGACCCCATACTTCTTAGCTGTATCTATGCTAATCTTGCGGTCAGTTAATTCATTGAAGGTAGCTGTTGAATTGTTATCCATCCTACTGTTCCTTTGATACACTTCAAAGTCCGTTATGGTATCAGTCTGTTGCACTTCCGCTGTGCTGTAGTTTGGTAAATGAGTGGCGCAACTGAAGCACCACCCTGATCCATTATCATTTACTGAAACTGGGTCACTGCCCCCACAAAGGGGACAGGGTTGTTTATGTTTAACAAAAGGCATTCGCCTTACTCCTCGTTGGTTTCTACTTCCTCTGTAGACAATGCCTCTTCCGTGAGGTGGTTTGATTTAAGGTCAGCCATCAGTGTAACTGTTGCGGCTTGCATTAATCCCGCAGTCATTGTAGCTTCTCTAAGTTTTCTATCTGCTTCTACTAGGTGGTTTAGAACTGCCCTACCCTCGTCGGATAGTAAGTCTGATTCATATTCCACACCGTCTACTGTTACTAATGCCATTACAATTCATCCTCCATTGTTGCTTCTTCTGTTATGCCTAGCTCCGCACCATCAGGCAAGCCGAACTCTACTAGCTCAAGTACCTGCATAGCTTGGAAGTCTAGACCTTTGAATGTACCGAACTTATTAGTGGCTTCCCACTCGTTGTACTGTACCTTAACTAAAGAACCATTGCCCACCTGAGCATCCAAAGGGTTCTTGTGTTTGTCAACTAGCTTGGGCGCTTGTCGCACCATGCCTCCCTTACCTTCGACCTTACGCTTAATCAAAATAGATGGGCCTTCTTCCATCTGCTTGATGTTATACCCACGCGCCTCGAAATCTGCCGCAGTAGCCTCGTCAACAACTAGGTTGACTGTGTATGCGGGTTCATACTTGGTGTTGGGTGTTGTTACTGCCGCCCAATATGCTGAGCCTTCTACTATAGCCATCTTACTTTCCTCTTGTGGTGGTTAAAAATTAGAATGTGGAGTGTAACACATGTAACCCCAGTGTTCAAGACTTTCTTGAACTTTGTTGTAGCGTGTCGTACTCAGTGCTGTCAATGATAAACTGTATGACGGTCTGCTCTTTAACATTATACATAGCACACACCCTGCTCAACAGCATCTTACCATCAACCACATCTGTCGCGGCTCTGGCTGTTGCAACTGCGGCAGGACTAGGACTACCTGAGATACTCTCTGCGAACATTAGTTCTTCTCCTCGTCTATCATTAGCTCTGAAATGTACAGCAATTTAATTGCAACTGCTAGTGTTATAGTACCTACAAATAATAAAACAATATTATACATCATATAAACCTCACTTTAATAGTAAAAAAACGACTGCAAAAAAGTATGCAATTGAACATAAAAATAAGAACCTAATCACTCTTACACCTGCTACTGGTTTCGGGTCTTGCTCCATTAGATTATTCTTTATCCATCGCAGAAACCCAAGGCCAGTGTTGCTCAGAAAGTTTATTGCCTTTGTCTTCATCTCCTTTTATCTCCTCTCTATTGTATTTAAATATAGCATCAAAGTTAGAACCATATTTCTCCGCATCTACTCTGCGTTGTCTATCTCCTTTGCCGCCATGTGTTGCGTCACTCATGTAGTTTTCTCCTCCTCTGGGGCGATCAACGACCATGAGTTTATTGTGCATACTTCCCCAAATCTATTTAAAACTTTTAAAGTCTTAGATATTATATCGTGTCCATCCTTTCTAAGTTCAAAGATTCTTGCAGATATTCGGGTAATTCCTAACTCATTGTAAGCGTTGAATGTTGTAATACTATTACCAGTTTTTAAATAGTTTAATACTCTGTCTTTCTGTGCCATTTTAGTTCTCCTGTAAAAATATTTGTCCAAAAGTTATAACACAGAACGGTAGGCTTAGAACCGTACCTTCAAACTGTGCAATATCATAATGGTCTGCGTTGTTTAAGACAACCCACACTGGGCGGCTATCAGTAAATTCTAAGTCAATACCCACGGCATTCCGCAAGTTGACGCTCAAGTTATACTTACCAAAAGTCTTTGTCATATTATTTCCTATAAGGTTTTATGTATTCACCGACAGTTAAATCGGAATTAACAATATGATTTATAACTACTCCCCACTCAGCAACAGTCCAATACTTCTTATCACCCGAAACTATATCAAGTAGAGCATCTTGTAAATCATATTCATTTCTATCAAAAATGTAGCGCACCTTGAGATGCGCTTTAGAATCTAAACTAAAAGGTTTTGAAGGTATCTTCATATCACGCCACCATTAAAAATGAGTTAGAACGCACAGCTTTACGCACAACCTTTTGTCTATCGTGCTGTATAGCTACTAAGTTTTTCTCACTTGATTTTCTAACAGCACCGAAGTGTGTTGACCAATCAGTCATAGCATTATACACTGCCCAGTAGTT